TGGGTAATAATGGAAAAAGTTGAAACTACAATTCTTCGTAATTTACTTTTCAATAATGATTATTGCAGAAAAGTATTACCTTTTATTAAAAATGAATATTTTGAGAACCTTCACGAGAAAGTAGTTTTTGAAGAGATTTGTAAATTCATTGTTGCTTACGAACAACTAGCAACAAAAGAAGTTCTTTTGATTGAAACAGAAAAAAGAACTGATATTACAGAAGATACTTACAAAATTATTTGTGATTATATTTCCAATCTTGATGATGCCCCAGCAGATAAGCAATGGTTGGTAGATACTACTGAAAAATGGTGTAAAGACCGAGCAATTTATCTTGCTCTTATGGAAAGTATCAAAATTGCTGATGGACAAGATGAAAAGAAGTCAAGAGATTCTATTCCAGCAATCTTACAAGAAGCACTTGCTATTGGATTTGATAGCCACATTGGACACGATTACTTAAAAGATTACCAAGAACGATATGACTCTTATCACAGAAAAGAAGACAAAATCCCATTTGATTTGGAGTACTTTAACAAAATTACCAAAGGGGGTATCCCTAACAAAACTCTTAATATCGCACTTGCTGGTACGGGTGTCGGGAAGTCTTTATTCATGTGCCATTTTGCTAGCTCCGTCTTGCTCCAAGGACGGAACGTATTGTACATTACGCTTGAAATGGCAGAAGAGAAAATTGCTGAACGAATTGACGCAAATCTTTTGAATGTAAATATCAAAGACATCGAAACATTACCTAAAATGATGTTTGATACGAAAGTAAATAACATCGCAAAGAAGACACAAGGAACTTTAATTATTAAAGAGTATCCAACTGCTTCAGCACATGCGGGTCATTTTAGAGCACTTCTAAATGAACTATCTCTTAAGAAATCATTCAGACCTGATATTATTTTTATTGATTATCTTAATATTTGTGGTTCCTCAAGATATAAGAGTAATTTTTCAGTCAATTCTTACTCTTATGTTAAAGCAATTGCTGAAGAACTCCGTGGTCTTGCGGTTGAATCAAATGTACCAATTGTTTCCGCTACTCAAACTACTCGTAGTGGTTTTTCTAGTTCTGATCCTGACCTTACTGATACTAGTGAATCCTTTGGTCTCCCTGCTACTGCTGATCTTATGTTTGCTCTTATTAGCACAGAAGAATTGGAACAACTTGGGCAGATTATGGTAAAACAATTAAAGAATAGATATAACGACCCAACAATGAATAAAAGATTTGTAATTGGGATTGATAGAGCAAAAATGCGTCTTTATGATGTAGAACAAAGTGCTCAAAAAGATATACTTGACTCTGAAAAAGAAGAAGAGTATACTTACGAAGAAAAGAAACCAAAAAAATCATTTGAGGGATTTAAGTTTTCATGAGTGAAATTAAAGATATTGGTCTTGCCCAATTGGGTAGACAAAGAATTGAATGGGCAGGTAGAGAAATGCCAGTTCTTAAAAGCATTCGTGAAAGATTTGCAGAAGAGAAACCTCTTGAAGGTATTCGTCTAGTTTCATGCAATCATGTAACTACCGAAACTGCTCATCTTTGCATGGCACTTAAAGATGCTGGTGCCGATTCAATTTTAATTGCTAGTAATCCACTTTCCACACAAGATGATGTTGCGGCAGCACTTGTAGAATATGGTATTCCTGTTTATGCAATTAAAGGTGAAGATGATGAAACTTATGCTCGTCATATTCAAATTGCTTTAGACCATAAACCTCAGATTATTATTGATGATGGTTCTGATGTAGTTGCCACATTGGTTTCGCAAAGACCAGAACAGATTAATGATTTGATTGGAACCACAGAAGAAACTACAACTGGTATTGTCCGTCTTCGTGCTATGATTAATGATGGTGTACTTAAACATCCTGCAATTAATGTAAATGACTCCCAAACAAAACATTTTTTTGATAATCGGTACGGCACTGGTCAATCTACTCTTGATGGCATTGTTCGTGCAACTAATATTCTTCTTGCTGGAAAAACTGTCGTTGTTGTTGGGTTCGGTTGGTGTGGTAAAGGAGTTGCTCTTCGTGCCAAAGGGATGGGAGCAAACGTGGTCGTCACTGAGATTGATCCAGTAAAGGCAATTGAAGCAACCCTAGAAGGTTATAGAGTGATGCCTATGGTCCAGGCATCGATGCTTGGAGATATTTTTATTACTGTCACTGGTAATAAAAATGTGATTACCTATGATCATATGAAGTGGATGAAGAGTGGTGCAATTGTTTGCAACTCTGGCCACTTTGATAATGAAATTGATGTAAAGTCTCTTGAAGAAAATACATCAGAAATTAAAGAAGTTCGTCCTTTCGTCAAACAATACAAACTTCAGACAAATGAAGTTGTTGTAATTGCCGATGGTCGTCTGGTAAATCTTGGTGCTGCTGAGGGACATCCTTCTGCAGTTATGGATATGAGTTTTGCAAATCAAGCACTTGCAGTCGAATATCTTGTTCAAAATCAAGGTAAACTTGAACCTGGAATTTATCCAGTTCCTGTGGAAAAAGATGCTGAGATTGCTGAACTTAAACTTAAAGCAATGGGCATTTCAATTGACAAAATGACTGAAGAACAACTAAAATACATTAACACTTGGAGTGAGGGAACAAAATGACTCAAAAAATCGACTTTAGTAAATATCAAAACTTTGTAGATGCTGTTACTTCTGACGCATCTAAAGATTTTCTTGCTTTGACTGAACGAATGGTTGAATTGGATGAGAAAGGTGCAAACATTGAACGTCTTTTAACTGCTGGTGTTGGTATCAATGCTGAAGGTGGAGAGTTTTTAGAAATTGTAAAAAAAATGGTATTCCAAGGAAAACCTTGGGATAAAGAAACTCGTACTCATTTGATTAAAGAACTTGGGGATACAATGTGGTACGTTGCTCAAGCATGTATTGCACTTGAAGTTCCGTTTGATGAAGTAATTCAAACTAATATTGATAAACTAATGAAACGTTATCCTGGTGGAAATTTTGATGCTTATTACAGTGAACACAGAGAAGAAGGAGACATCTAATGGAAAAAAATGTAACTATTGAAATTGATATTCGTGCTGCTGCTGCAGTTCGTCAAATTTTGTTTGATGCACAAAAAGGATATACTTATGATGAGAATTCTGTTCCTCCTCGAATTGTTGACATTCGTAGTGTGATTGCAGATCTTGATTCAAAAATTGAAGAACAAATAGAAGAATAATTTAATCCCCTCTTTCTAAATATAAGAAAGAGGGGATTTTTGTATGGCATTACCCGCAGCAGAGATTATCAATGAAACAATGTGGGTAATCTATTTTTTGGTTGCTAAAAAATCTTCAAATTTTGTACTTAAAGGTACAAATATAGATGAAAATTTTATAATTAATATTTTTGAATCTAAAGAAAAATTATCTGGATTCATTAAAGATTATGGATTTAGTCAACAACTATCTGGATTAAAATTTGAAATTTCAGACATAGATTCTAAAGTGAATTCTAAAGATGCAAAAAAATATTTTTCGGAAAATGGTTGGCACGATGCTTTACAATCTCAAGTAAAAAATTTAATTAAAAATCAAAAAATATCATTTATTAATAATTTAAAAATAGTAAGACAAACTGATTTTTATAAAATAAGTAAGATTGAAGAGTTTTTAAAAAAAGTTTGGAATATTTTTAAATTTTCTGGAACTTATGATAGATGGAATCCTTCTGATGTTTGGTTTTATAATGATGTTGCTATCAAAGAAATACAAGATTATATTAAAATAACATCAATTAATAAACAAGAAGTAAATTCTTTACAAGATAGAATTAAAAAGAATTTAGCTATAGATGACATTAATGGTTTAAATAAACTTATATTGAAACTTTATCAAGAGAAAAAATTAGCCCCAATTTCACTTAAAAAATCATCAGTAAATAAAGGAGTTTATTCTGCCAGAATAGGATTAGTCAATGTTCCTCAAAATGATATGGGAAGACCAACTCCACCAAAAGTAATAAAAAAACAAGATCCGATACAATTATATGGAAACAAATATATTTCTGGTGGAGTTGCTGGATCTAAAGGAATTGATCTTAAATATGATATTGAAATAGATCAAGTAATTTTAGATATGGATGGAAATAAAAAATATAAAAGAGAAACAGATTCTGTAATTTATAATTCTAAAGGAAAAACATTAGGTGTAACAAAAGAAAAACAATTTAAAGAATCTCAAGGGGGTTCTTTGGGCATGGGAGATGCAGAAAAAATTTTATATACCTCATCTGGAAGTAGAGATATTAAAAAAATTAGAAGAGATGTCTTTAATCAATCATTATCAAGTGACATCCTTAGTAAAGGTGAAATGATTGGAAAAACATATGAAGATAAATTAAACAATTCTTATAATTATATTGAAGGAATGTCAAATGTTTTAGAACCATCTACTAAAAATAAAAAATTATCATTTGCTGTTGCTGAAATAAACAATGAACAAAATATGAAGAACAAAAAAGTATATGAGGAAATTCAAAATAAACTTGAAATTGCTCTTGCTGTAAAAAATTCTGGAAAAGAAGATGAAGTTATTTTGGATTTGTGGTCTGCTATAACAAGTAAAGGAATTACAAATAGAAAGGATTATGAAAGAATGGTGGAAAGGATTGGGTATGGAATGTATAAAAAATCAAAAAAACCAGGACAAAAACAATTAACTCAAAAAGAAGCGGATGAATTGGCAAAACAATCATTGAGAGCAACAATAATGGGAAATCAATCTAAAGTTCCTGGTTCATTTCATATTAAATTGTATTGAATAAATAACTAAAAATCTAGTATAAATGAAGACGTTTGTTCAATTTATTAAAGAAGCCGTAGAAACACTTGCATCCACAGAAGCAAAGAATCGTGGACTTGTGGGGGATGGTCACGGAGATTATTATGATAAGCAAGGTAATCTTGTAGCAAAAACTGTTGGTGGAAAGTTAAAATACTTTGGAGCAGGTGGTGCCAAACAGCAACAATCAACTACCCAAAGAAAAACATCACAACAATCAACAACGCAACAAAAAACATCACAACAGCAACAAGTAGAACAAGAACAACCAAAGGGAGTTGCAATTGTAATTGGAAGATTTAATCCACCATCTAAAAATCACGGAGCATTATTGAAAGCAGGATATTCACAAGCAAAACGTAGAGGATATGAGTATCGAATTTATCCAAGTCGTATTCAAGATGACACTACAAATCCATTGAATCCAAAATTGAAGATTTCTTACATGCAATCAATGTTTCCAGAATATGCTGATTATATTGTAGATAGTCAAGATTCTAAATCTATTTTTGATATATTGGGATCATTATATGAAGATGGATATACCGATGTTGTAATTGTTACTGGTCAAGACAGACTTGGTGAATTCCAAAGTCTTGTTCATAAAGGTGATGGACAAGCATATCAATTTAATAATATTGAAGTTGTCACATCTGGAGTAAAAGATCCTGATAGTGAAATAGAAACTGCTGGTTCTTCTGCTTTAATGAGAGCTGCTGCAGCAATTGGAGATTTTTCTAGATTTTCTACTGGACTTCCATCTACAATGAAAAAGGGAGAGCAGAAAGAAATGTTTAATACTATTCGTAGATCTATGAGTGTTCAAGAAGATACTGAAATATGGAGAATTGCACCAGAATTGGATTATGAAGGTTTGAGGTGGAATTATAAAAAGAATGGACTTTTTGAAGTTGGATCTTTAGTTGAGAATTTGAATACTGGATTGGTTGGAAGAATACTTCGTAAAGGTTCAAATCATCTTATTTGCGTAACAGAAGATGGGGTGATGTTTAAAAGTTGGTTAAGAGATCTGAGAGAAGTGCAAGAAATTGGAACTTGTGCATATAGAGCACATGCACAATCTATGACACCTGGACAACCAGTAGTTCCTTATACAGATGTAGAGGTAAAAATTACGGTGCCCAAGAAAAAGATAAATATGAATAGGAAAAAGATATCTAAGTAAAATGAGAACTTGGAAAGAAGTTATTGCCGAAGCAACTGCTGCTGAAATTAATAAGGCAGGTGCAGCAGCATTGCGAGATGAAAGAAATAAAGCAAAAGCAGAAAAACAAGCAAAGGGAAAATCTTCTTATCAAGATTACTTAGAAAGACAACTTGCTTTTAAAAAAGAAAAATACGAAGCACAAAAAAGAGCACAAATTGAAAGATTAAAAAAAGCAAAAGTAGAAAAGCACACAGAAAAAGCAAAGGCATCACTTGCAGGGATTAAAACACAATCAATTAGTGATAAAGATAAGGATCCAACTGCTTATGCAAAAGCAATTGGAAATGTTGGTTCTGCTGCTGCTGGTGTTGCAGGTGCAGTAGTCCATGGTGTGAGAGCACTTGCAGCAAAGAGAGCAGCAAATAAAAAAGCAAAAGAAGCAGAAGCATCACAACCAGAAAAAAGAGAAAGGCAAGCAGCAGGAAGACCACCAGCACCACCTAAACCAGCAGTGCCTTCTTCTGGTGTGAGAAAACCAGCACCATATTCTCAACAGTATGGTACGGCAAAACCAAAAACAACAAAACAAATTACTGGAACACCAGAAAGACCAAAACTTTCTTCTGCTGGTGGAAAAAGTCTTCCTCCTGCTGGACCAAGAAGACTTCCTCCTTCTGGTGGAACTACTCCAACTCAATCATTAGGACAACAAGCAAGACAAAATCCACAAATGAAAAAACGTATGATTGCTCAACGCAATCAAGCAGAAGAATATTCAAATTGGAGAGAAGAATTTCTTTATGAGATTGATAAAAAGTTTGATAAAGGGCAAAAGAAAGATGTTGTTGATGTAATGAAAGGTAAAAATAAAATTGAAATTAATCCAAATGAAATTTCAGTTAAAGAAGCAGTAGACCAAACAAGTGCCACTCAAAATCAACAAAAACAACAAAATACTCAGCAAATTCAACAGCAACAAATTCAAACGAGAAATCAAATGACGATTCAGCAGAAGCAACAGGCACTTCAACAAAAACTTCAACAAATTGCGAAACAAAAACTTTCATTAGAAAAACAAGGAAAACTTGCGATTCCTAGTTCTTATGCAGAAGCATATAAAGATGAGGAAGGTGGAATGGCTCGTAATGAAATTTCCACCATAGAAAGAGCAGTCAAATCTCTTCGTGGAAAAATAAAATCTGACAAGCAACAATTACCAGCTTGGGTTCAATCTAAAATCACAAAAGCAGCAGATCATATTGATACTGTTGCAGATTATATGATGGGTGAAACTGAACCAGTTAAAGAATCATACAATGAAGGAGATGAAACTTTCCGTCAGCATTCTCGTGAAACTTTTGCAACTCATAAACCAAGTGCAACAAGAGAAAGAACATCAAGGGTTCTTCAAAAAATGAAAGAATTGAATAAAGATGCAAAAAAGAAAAATAAAACTAAATTGAAAGAGGAAGGTCCTGTATTATCTGTGGGAAGAGGTGAAAAACTTCCAGTAAGTAAAGGTGCTGGACTTACTAAAAAAGGTAGGGAAAAATATAATCGTGAAACTGGTTCACATCTTCAAGCACCAGTAACTGGTGATGTGAAACCAGGAAGTAAAGCAGCACAACGTCGTAAAAATTTCTGTTCTCGTAGCAGAAGTTGGCATGGAGAAAGAGGATTAGCAGCAAGAAGACGTTGGAAGTGTTAGTATGTCTCAGGATTTGAATGATTTTTTTAAATTATTAGCAGAAGATAAAAAAAAGAAAAAAGAGGAGTTTAATTCTGTAGTTGGTGATTTAGGATTAAACTCTCTTTTTGAAGAAGTTGCCGTATTAAAAAAAGAAAACAAAAAGAAAAAAATAAAAGAAGAAAAAACAGTTAAGGCATTTGAGAAATGGTTGTATTCTGAGACACCTAAAGAACAAGAACAGATTATTGAAGATGTAATTGAAGAATCTCTCGATGAAGTTCTTGAGGTTCTTGAAGATCACAAGGAAGAATTTCAAGAACCAAAAGATGAACTGATTGAAAGATCATTAGGTCTTCTTTCTGAACCTTCTGATGTTAAACAACAAAATGATCCATTAACTCCATTGGATCAAAAGTTTGCAACACTTGATGATCTTCAAAAACATTATAATTTATTTCTCACTCGTATTCAACAACAACTTTCTACATTAGGTGGTGGTGGTGAAACTCGTCTTGAGTTCTTAGATGATGTAAATAGAAACTCAGTTAAAGTAGATCATAAGTTTTTAAGATATGATGCACCAACTAAAAAGTGGATTGGTGCATATGCGGGTCAAGCACCTTTTATATCTTCAACAACTTATGTAACTTCATCATCATATGCAATCACCGAAAATGATTATTATATTGGAGTTAATTATGCAGGAGCAGTTACAATCACCCTTCCAACTGTATCAATTGAAGGAACGACATACATAGTAAAGGATGAACTTGGACAAGCATCCAAGGGAACGAATAGATATATTACAATACTTCCATCTGGATCTGATTTGATTGATGGTAGAGATAGAGCAATTCTTGCTTTTGATTATGGTTCACTTACTTTTGTTTATAGAAACGGTTGGAGGGTAGTCTAATGTCTCACTTATATAAACCTTGTCAAGATCAATATGATGCATTTGGTCGTTTAAGAATTTCAACACCACTTACACTATTTGATAGTTCTCATAGATACCGAGACAATAATCTGTGGACTGGTTTAGTTGTTGGAACTGGTGCAACTGTTGGTTTTGTAACGACACAGGGATTGGTGCAGATTGGCATCGGAACTACAAGTGGTGAATCAGTTATCAGAGAAACCACAAAGGTATTTGCATACCAACCAGGAAAATCTCTGGAAGTAATGAATACTTTTGTAATGGATTCACAAAAAACAAATCTCCGTCAGAGAGTAGGATATTTTGGATCCGATAATGGAATTTATTTTGAGGTTGATGGAAATACAGTTAACTTCGTTGAAAGAAGTATTGTTTCTGGAATGATGTCTGAAACCAGAGTTCCACAATCGCAGTGGTTATATGACAAAATGGACGGAACTGGGCCTTCTGGCATTACACTTGATACAACTCAGGCACAAATCTTCTGGATGGATATTGAGTGGTTAGGAGTTGGAACCGTAAGAGTTGGTTTTGTAATCGACGGTCAATTTATTCACTGCCATTCATTTCATCACGCAAATCTAATTCAATCAACATATATCACAACTGGTTCATTACCTTTAAGATATGAGATTGCAAATACTGGAATCACAACAAGTTCAAGCATTCTTAAACAAATTTGTTCTACTGTCATTTCAGAAGGTGGTTATGAACTTCGTGGATTGCAACAAGCAGTAGGAACTGCTGTTACCAGTCCAATTACACTAGGAACTGCAGGAACTTATTATAATATAGTTTCACTTCGTTTAAAGACATCACCAAATAGATTGGATGCAATTGCAATTATTACTGCAATTTCTCTTCTTGGTGTAAGTAATAATGCAAATTATAATTGGCAATTAAGAGCAAGTGGAACAACAACTGGAGGAACTTGGGTTTCTGCAGGTTCTGATAGTTCGGTAGAATATAAAATTGATGCTGCAACAATTAGTGGTGGAAGAATTTTAGCGCAGGGTTATTTCAATTCTGCACAACAAGGTTCCTCACCTGTTGATATTCTTAGAGATGCGTTATTTAAATTCCAATTAGAAAGAGATGGATTATCTGGAACACCTTATGAAATTACATTATGTTGTAGTGGAGATACTGTAAATGCTCAGGTTTTTGCATCTATGGATTGGGAAGAAGTAAGTAGGTAATAAAATAATAAATAAGATAGGAAACTAAAAAATAGAGGTCATTATGTTAACTACATTCGCAGCAGCACTAGCACTTAGTTCTGCAAATACACAACTTGCTCTTGGTGTTCTTTTAGCAATATCAGAAGTTCTTGGAGCAGATTCAAGAGTTAAGGCAAATGGAATTGTTTCATTCATTCTTGTTCAAGCACAAAGGTTCTTAAAATCAAAAACAGTCAAATAGTCAATAAAAAATTAAATATTTAAACAATAAATGGGGACCCAATTTGGAGGTCTCCATTTTTTTATAAATAAAAATAAGATAACTTACGGAAAAAAGAATGGCACTCTGGGGCATTTCAACGACAACCGAAACTGCGGCAAATCAATACAATTTACCTAAGTATGTCAAACAAGTAGCAAGAGCAAACAGTAGGCATGATGTTTTTGCTGATGCTCGTGGATGGGTTCAAAGACATTACAGAGGTTCTGAACGTTCTGGAATTAGTACTCGTTATTATGATGAAATTCTTGTTCCTATTGCAGGTCTTGCTGGAACTGGTGGTTATAGTGCTTCGATTGGAAGTACTCTTACTGGTTTAGGAGTTGCTCAACCAGTTGCTGTTTTCTTTGAAGATCCAAATAAATCATCTAATATTTCTGTTGGTGGTGGTGCAACAACTGGAATTGGTACTGGAAAAACCGGATATGTGCATCTTGTATTTAATGAACTTGTATTTGCTGGTGCTGGGGCAACTGTAATAGTTCAACCATATACTGCAGCAGGTGTAACAACAGGAACAGCAATTGTTGCTACTGCAGCTTCTGTGGCACCAGGGGCTACTGTTGCAAACTGGACATATCAATATCCTACTTCTGGTGTAGGATCTGTCACTAATGCTGGTGGACCACAATTGACCACAAATTATAATGGTCAAATTACTAATAGAGTTGCATTTGCCTTTACTGCACCATCTACTGGAATTGGAACAGTATTAAGAATTGATATGAGTAAAGGATTTGTTGGTGTAATTACTGATATTTACTTTGGTACTGGTGTTACAAGTTCATTCCCATCAGATGCGATTCGTCAAGTTGGTGGAGCAGGAACATACCTTTCAGTTCAAAGAGATGGTGTAACTGCTGTTGGACTTGGAACGACCACATTGACTGTGACTGCATAATATGAAGTTTGATGAATTGAATGAAGAAAATTATATAATGTTTGCCATTAAACATTATGATAATCCTCAAGCAGTTACGCAAGAGGATTTTTTTGAAGACATGAAAAGATTCAAATGGATTAAAAGAATTCTAAACAAGTATAAAAATACAGGTGAATTGAATGTCCATTTATTGATTAATCATTTTATGGTTCTTTATAATGTATTTGGTGAAGCAGCAACTCCTTTGTTATTTTTTAAATTAAATAAAGAACTTTGGAGTGTTTTGAAAACTTTTATTTTGTATCTTGAACGACTTCCTGAATATCCCAAAACTTCATTAAATGATATACCAGTCGATACAGAATGCCTTAAAATTTTAAATTCAATCTAATGAAAGAAGAAATCCTCTCAAAAATTATTGATATTGTTCGCAATCTTCGTGAGGATGGAATGGTTGTATCTGGTCCTCCCACAAATTCTGCAAATGCAGCAGGTCTTGGATTTGATCCAAAAAAAGATACACCACCAGTTGATTTGAGAAAAGGAAAAAGAAGAAATTGGAATCCTTTTTTTAAAAATCTTGCAAGAATGCAAAGACGCAAACCCCTACAATAATTAGAAAAATGTTCCAACCATCAGCATCAGAAACAAAACTAGCAGTTCTAGAAGAAAGGCTATCAATTTATGAACAGATGATGGAACGAATTGATAGTGCAATTCAAAAAATTGGTGAAACAAGTCAAAATATTAGTAAAATGCTTGCTGTTCATAATGAACGTCTTGAGCAGTGCAATAGAACTGATAATGTGATTATTACTATGATTGAAGATATAAAAATTTCTTCAAAATTACAGCATGAAGAAATTAGTAAAGAAATGGGAGAAAGATTAGATAAAGTAGAAGGAAAAGTAGAACATGTGTCTCAAATTAAATGGATGGTAGTTGGAATGGGAGCAGTTGCTGCAGTAATAGTAACAGCATTATCACAACTAGCAGGTGGAATGTTAAATCCAGCATCGACATCAATTCACCAACAAATTCAGCAAGAAAGGTTGGCAAAATAAGAGGACTATGATAGAATAGTAGTCCTGAACATCTTTTATAATGAGTTTTATTGATTCCAAATATATTGGGTTAGTATCATCAAGATTAGAAAAGTTTAAAAAAGTTAAAAATAATCTTTATAATTTTAGATGTCCATATTGTGGTGATTCTCAAAAGTATAAGAATAAGGCAAGAGGATATATCTATCAATTAAAAAATGATCATAATTTTAAGTGTCATAATTGTGGAACTTCTAGAACGTTTACTAATTTTTTAAAAGATATGGATACTGTTCTTTATGATCAGTATGTGATGGAAAGATATAAGAATGGTCTTACTGGTAAAAAGTCAAATACACCAGAACCAGAGTTTAAATTTGAAAAACCTTTATTTGCAACAAAGTCTTTTGATCTTCCTACAATAGAACAACTAAATACAGAACATCCAGCAAGAGAGTATTTAGAAAAACGAAAAATACCAGAGAAGTACTTTTCAGAATTGTATTATTGTGAAAATTTTAAAGAATGGACAAATACACAAAAACAAACTTTCAATTCCATTCAATATGATGAACCAAGAATTATTATTCCCTTAATCAATAAGGGTAAAATTTTTGGTTATCAAGGAAGAAGTTTAAAGAAATCTTCGAAGGTTAAATATATTACAATCATTCTAGATGAATCTCATCCTAAAATTTATGGATTGGATAAAATTGATTGGGACAAAACAATTTATATTGTTGAAGGACCATTTGATAGTATGTTCATAGATAATGCGATTGCAATGGTTGGTGCTGATATGGATCATATGTTTTTTATAACCAATTACGATTGTGAATTTGTATTTGTTT